GGGCAATGAACCTGATGCCGAAGAACGGCCGCGCAAGAAATCCTCTCACTGGAATAAAAACTGATGGCCTACACGATCGAGCAATACAACGCCCTGCAGGCGGCAATCGCTGAAGGCGCGTTGTCGGTCCGGTACGCCGACAAGAGCGTCACCTATCGGTCACTCGACGAGATGATGCGGATCCTCAAGCACATGGCCACCGACCTGGGGCTGAACGCCTGCAACGACGGCGGACGCCGCTACACCTCATTCTCCAAAGGATACTGCCCATGAGCATGCTCGACAGCCTGTTCCCTGGGTATGCAGCGAAGCGCTCCGAAATGCGGCTGAAGAAAGCGCGCACGGACATAGCGCTGAAGATGATCGAGCGGCGGTTTGAGGGTGCTGCCGGAGGCCGGCGTAATGATGGATGGCGCGCCACCGGTGCCGACGCGAACGTCGAGAACGCGCCGGCCCTGGCCAAGCTTCGCAACCGCGCGCGCGATCAGCGGCGCAACAACCCGTTCGGTGAGCGCGGGATAACTGGCATTGCTGACAACGCTGTGGGCGCCGGCATTGTGCCGTTGCCGTTGGCGAAGCGGGATCGCGACGGGCTACGGCTTATGGATCTGTGGAAGGCCTGGGCCGAGACTACCGTTTGTGATGCTGACGGACTGGATAATTTTTACGGCCTGCAGCACATGATCATGGAGGCAGTTGCCGAAAGCGGTGAATGCTTGGTTCGCCGGCGCCGCCGCTTCAGCTCTGACGGCTTGCCAGTCCCGGTCCAGCTGCAAGTACTCGAGGCTGACTTTCTCGATGAGTCGAAGGCTGACATCGTCGGGCTAAACCGGATTATCCAGGGCGTCGAGTTCGACGCGCTCGGCCGCCGGGTCGCGTATTGGTTGTTCGATGAGCACCCTGGCGCGAACGCGGTGTGGGGATCCCTGCAATCGCGCCGCGTTCCCGCTGAGGATGTGATTCACGTCTTTCTCCGCAAGCGCCCCGGACAAGCTCGCGGCTATAGCTGGCTGGCACCTGTCATCCAGCGCATGCGCAACTTTGACGAGATGGAAGACGCGGTGATGGAGCAGGCGAAGATCGCCTCCTGCTTCGCTGCATTCGTCACCAAGGATGAAAACACCGGTGTTCCGAGCAGCAAAAAGCCCCCGCTGATTGATCGGGTTGAGCCCGGGATTGTTCAGGAATTGGGGTTTGGCGAAAGCATCAGCTTTGGTACACCGCCCACCTTCAATGGCTACACGACCTACTCATGGCAGCAGTTGCACGCCATGGCGGTCGGCCTGGGCGTTCCTTATGAGTTACTCACCGGCGACCTCAAAGGTGTCAACTTTTCGAGCGGCAGAATGGGTTGGTTGAACTTCGCGCGCCGGGTCGACGTTTGGCAGTGGCGCATGCTTATCCCGCAGTTGTGCGATCAGGTTTGGCGCTGGTTCATGGAGGCGCAAGTGCTTCTACCTGGTGGTGTCACCGACGACGTGAAGGCCTATTGGGTTCCGCCTCGCCGCGACATGGTCGACCCGAAGGCGGAAACAGAGAACGTCATCACTCGCGTGCGCAATGGCCTCACCACCTGGCCAGACGCGCTACGCGAACTTGGCATCACTGACCCCAAACGTCACGCCGAACAAATCAAGAAAGCAAACGACATGATCGACGAGTACGGGTTGGTGCTGGACTGCGACCCGCGCCGAGTTGCGGCCGCAGGTTCGCCGAGTCAGCCACCATCAAACGAAGAGAAACCAGACGATGCCAACTCCGAACCAGGTGATGACACGCAAGACACATGAGACGCCGATGCTCAGCCTGCGTGCGGCCGTGCGGCCGGGCTCAGTCGACATTGATGCTCGAACCGTCGAACTGACCTGGACGACCGGCGCTAAAGGCCGGCGCTGGTCATGGGATGTCGGAAGTTACATGGAAGAGCTTGATGTCAGCGAGGGCGCGGTTCGCCTCGATCGGCTCAACAACGGCGCGCCACTGCTCGACACCCACAACCAGTACCAGCTGAGTGCGGTACTCGCCGTGGTAGAGCGAGCCTGGCTCGATGGTGGCGAAGGCCACGCCTTGGTCCGGTTCAGCAAGCGTGAAGACGCGGACGTGGTCTTCAAGGACGTTGTTGACGGAATCCTTCGAAACATCAGCGTCGGCTACGCGGTGCACCGATACGAAGTCGTGGAGGAGGAAGACGACAAGCTCCCCACTTACCGCGCTGTCGATTGGGAGCCTTTGGAGTTGTCTCTTGTCCCGATCGGCTTCGATGACGGTGCAAAGGTGCGCAGCGCCAAAACCCCGGCCGAGTACGAAGGCCAACGATTCCACACAATTTTTGAAGTTCGGTCGGCGGTTGAGCCGATCGTAGAACCGGCCGCCGTGCCTATTATCCAAGAGGAAGTTGCAATGACCGAAGAAGAGAAGCGCGCGGCCGACGAGAAGCTTCGCCGTGAATCGGCTGAAGAAGAGCGCAAGCGCAGCCTGACCATTCGCACCATGGCCCGCAAGGTTGGCCTCGATGACGAAACCGTCGTCGAAGACTTGATCGCTCGTGGGGTTTCCGTGAGCGATGCGAGCGCCGCGCTGATCGATGCAGTGGCCGAGCGCCAGAACAAGGATCAACCACAAACCCGCAACAGCCAGCCGACCACCGTGAACGGCGGTCAAGATCTCGCCATCCTGAACGCCAAACGCTCTGCCATGCAGAACGCGTTGCTGCACCGCTGCGACGCCACCGTCAAGTTGGAAGACGCTGGCCGTGAGTTCCGTGGCATGCGCCTGGTGGACATGGCTCGTGAGTTCGTCGAGATGGCTGGCGGTAACGCGCGGGGTATGACGCCGCAGGAACTGGCCCGCGCAGCATTGGGCTGTGATCGCCAAGCAGTTCGCGCCGCAGGCATGCACAGCACCAGCGACTTCCCGCTGCTGCTCGGCAGCACTGTGAACCGCACACTGCGTGATGCGTACACCAACGCCCCTCAAACCTGGCGCCCGCTGGGCCGTCCGACAACTGTGCCGGACTTCCGCGCTGTAACTCGCGCAGCCTTGGGCGACATTGCGGCACTCGAGCAGGTTAAGGAACACGGCGAATACAAGTACGGAACGCTGTCCGAAGACGGTGCACCGATCAAAGTCGCCAAGTTCGGCAAGATCATCGCCATCACATGGGAAACCATCGTGAACGATGACCTGGGTGCGCTGACCCGTATCCCGGCAGCGCTCGGTAATGCTGCTGCGGCGACCGAGTCCAACGTGGTCTGGGCCCTTCTGCTGGGCAACCCGACCTTCACCGATGGTGTTCCTTTCTACGATGCCGGCCACGCTAACCTCGCGGCCAGCGGCGGGGCAATCAATACCACAACCTTGGCGGCTGCCCGCGCCGCGATACGTAAGCAGAAGAGCAAGGCTGGCGAGTTCCTCAACCTGGCTCCCGAGTACCTGGTGGTCGGCCCGGACAAAGAGCTGGAGGCTTACCAGTTCACCAGCTCCAACTACGTGCCAGCGAAGAACGCCGACATCAACGATGTGCGCAATGCCTCGTTGACTGTAATCGTCGATGCCCGCATCACCGGCAACCAGTGGTACCTGTTCGCTGCACCTGGTTCCATCGACACCTTTGAATACGCCTACCTCGAAGGTGAGCAGGGTGTGTTCACCGAAACCCGCGAGGGCTTCGAAGTCGACGGCATGGAAATCAAAGCCCGCCTGGTGTTCGGCGCAGCCTGGATCGATTACCGCGGCGCTTACAAGAACCCGGGCGCGTAAGACAGGCGTTCGATCCAAACCCAAAAGGGCGCCGTGTGGCGCCTTTTTTGTTTTTCAGTTCTTGTCTCTAAAGGGGACCTTGCATGAAGACTTTCATCCAGCACGGCGACTGCCTGACTGTTCCAGCACCAGCCGGCGGCACGGTTTCGGGCGAGCTCTACAAAGTCGGTTCGATTGTCGGCGTGGCTGCGACTACCGAAGCAGCCGCTGCACCGGTGGTACTCAAGCTCGACGGCGTGTTCGGCCTGAACAAAATCAGCGCCCAGGCCTGGGCAGTCGGTGACCCGATCTACATGAACACCACCAGCCGCGCCCTCACCAACGTCTCGGCTACCGGCCTGGTGTTGGTAGGGGTGGCGACTGAAGTTGCTGCTAACCCATCCGCCACCGGCGCCTGCCGTCTGAACGGCGTTTCCGCGCCGGCGGCGGTGGCGTAAATGGGCTGGGCCTCAATGGCCCAGCGCATGCTCGGCGTTTCGATTCGTACTTTCAGCGAGCCAGGAGCAGCGCTTGATCCATTGGGCGCTGTTTACTGGCTGACCGATGGGATCGAGCCCGGTGTGCCTCTGGCCCAAGCCGTGTTCGATACGGCACACGTTTCTGTTGATCCGGAGACAGGCGCACCGGTCTCGACCAACAACCCGATCCTTGGTGTTCGCCTGATTGATCTGCCGAACAACCCAACAAACCGCGACCGAGTTCGGGCTCGTGGGGTGTTGTACATGATCAACGAGCCCCAGTTCGATGGCGTGGCTGGTGTAACGATTACCCTCCGGAAGGTTTGAAAATGGCTCACCCAAGAGAACTGATCCGCAAGCAGGCCGTTGCGGTCTTGATGGGGGCCACGAATGTTGGGGCAAGCGTCTATGCCAGTCGCGTTCGCCCGCTCATTTCCAACGGTTGGCAGAGCGAACTCCCCGCGATCATCGTTTACACGATGGATGAGGCGGCAGAGATCTTTAACCAGGCGCCAAGGGAATACAGGCGTCGGGTAGAGCTGGTGGTGGAGATCCACGCCGAAGGCAACGAAGCGCTGGACGACACCCTCGACACCCTGGCCAGGCAGGTAGAGCGACTTCTGCTGATGGACGACACGCTCGGCGATACGGTGAATGACCTGCAGTACGTGCGCTCGCGCATGGTTCTGCTGGATCAGTCGGAGCACTTGACGGGCGCGTGCCGCCTCATCTTCGACGCCGAATATTTTGATCGTCACCCTGATGACCTGTTCAACGAAACCCTGCCCGACCTGAAGTCGGTTAAGACCGAATACAGCCTGGACAACGCGCAGCCGAATCCGGCTGATCGCGCAACAACCATCATCGAGGACCTGAATCCATGACCACGCGCGTGCTCGTGAAACCGGCCGAGGGCCGCCTGGTGCGTCACCCCGACACCTATGAGCAGATCAAGCCAGAAGGCTTGCCTGTGGAACTCAACAGTTACTGGATCCGCAAGGAAAAGGCCGGTGACGTCGTCATCAAAGAGGCTGTAGTACCGGCCGAAACCAAGGGTGAAAAACAATGACCATCGGAATGGATACGATTCCTGGTGCCGGCGCGCTTCGTAAGCCGGGTGTCTACAGCGAGATCGACAACAGCAAGGCGGTGCGCGGCCCTCAACCAGTCAGCTACCGCCGCCTGTTGATTGGTCAGAAGCTGGCCGCCGGCGCTGCTGCTGCCAACACCCTGATCCGCATCACCAGCCCGGCCCAGGCGGATATTCAGTTTGGGAAGGGCTCGATGCTGGCCGGCATGGTCCGCGCGGCGATGTCGATCGACACCTACACCGAGCTGCAAGTGATGCCAGTGGTTGATAATCCTGCAGGCGTAGCAGCCGCCGCCACGCTGGCGTTCACTGGTCCTGCTACTGCGTCCGGCACCATTGAGCTGATGATCGCCGGCCGCCGCGTCTCTGTCGGCGTGATCAGTGCCGACACCGCCACCGTGATCGCGGCATCGGTGGTCGCCGCTATCACTGCCGCAGATGACATGCCCGTAACCGCCACGGCAGCTACAGGCACCGTAACGCTGACCAGCCGGCACAAAGGAGAGGCCGGCAATAGCTTGAACGCCCGTGTGAACTACTACACCGGCCAGGTTCTGCCAGCAGGTATCGCGGTCACCATCAGCGCCTTCACTGGCGGATCCGGAAACCCAGCCCTGGGAGCTGCTTTGGCAGAACTGGGTGATGAGTGGTTCCAGGTTTGGGGGCTGGCATATACCGACTCTGCCACGCTTGCGACGGTGAAAACCGAACTTAACAGTCGTTTCGCATGGGATCGTGAAATTGAGGCTCATGCCTTTACCGCCGCACGCGGCACCCAGGGATCCTTGGGCAGCCTTGGCGACAGTCACAACAACCAGCACCTTGTCATCATGATGGCCAACGACGAGCCGATGCCGGCGTACGAGAAGGCCGCCGAGACCATGGCGATTGCTGCTCTGTATGCCGCCATCGACCCGGCCCGGCCAATCCAGAATCTTCAGTACGCCTGGTGCCTGGCACCCGCCACTGCTGACAAGTTCACCAATCAGGAGCGGAACCTGTTGCTGTTTGACGGTATCGCGACCAGCAAGGTCAACAACGACGGCACCATGGTCGTTGAGCGACTGATCACCACCTACAAAACCAACACTGCCGGCGGCACCGACATCAGCTACCTGGACAGCGAAACCCTGTTCACCCTGATGTACATCCGCCACGACTGGCGCGACTACATCCTGCGCAAGTACCCGCGGCACAAGCTTGCCAACGACGGCACGCGCTACGGCGTCGGGCAGCCGGTGGTAACGCCGGTTGTGATGAAGGCCGAGGCGGTCTCGAAGTTCCGTGAGTGGGAGCGCCTGGGGCTGGTGGAGAACATGCAAGACTTCAAGGCCAACCTGATCGGAGAGCGTAACGAGAGCGACCCAAATCGCCTGGACATGCTGGTGCCGCCTGACCTGGTCAACCAGCTGCGAATCGTCGCCAACAAAATTCAGTTCCGCCTGTAACGGCGATTGCCAGGAGAAAGAACATGGCAGGAAAAAACCGTATCGGCGGACTTATCGCCTTGAAGGTCAACGGCGACATCTACTTCGCCAAGGGCGCTTTCACCTACAACCTCGGCAAGCCCAAGCGTGAAGGCGTGGTGGGCTCCGACGTTGTCCACGGCTACAAAGAAACCCCTCAGATTCCATTTATTGAGGGTGAAATCACCGATCGCAACGAGCTGAGCCTTGAAGATCTGGTAACGCTCGATGACGCAACCATCACGCTGGAGCTCGCCAACGGCAAGGTCATCACCCTGAGTGAGGCCTGGTACGCGGGCGAGGGCACCGGCAACACCGAAGAAGGCAACATTGCTTGCCGCTTCGAAGGCATCTCTGCCGAGGAAATCTCGTAATGGCAAAGGAAAAAACGATTCAACTCGCCGAGCAAATCACCTTCGGCAAGGACACGTTCAGTGAGCTGACCGTCACCCGCAAGCTGAAATACCTGCGAGGTCATGCGCTGCGTATCACTTCCGATGGCAAGGGCAGCGGCGGCGCGGACATGGACTTCGCCACGCTGATTGACCTCGGGGCCAAGATGGTTGGTCACCCCCCTGCGTTGCTCGACGAGCTGAGCGAGGACGATCAAGCCGCCGTCATCGGCGAGGCCCGGGATTTTTTGCTGAAGCACCTCGGGGGTGGGAAGGAGGCGTAACCGTCGTCGTCAAAGTTATGAGTGTTCAGCCGTCGGAGGTCATGGAGATGGATTTCGACGAGCTGAACTGGTGGCTTGAGCGCACCGAGGAGTGGGTTGGATGGCAGACAAAGGATACTCCCTAAACGTCATCATCGCGGCTGTAGACAAGATCACGGCGCCGTTGCGTGGGATTTTTGGCAAGGTCAAGGCCGCGAGTGCTGGTATTGCAGGAGCGCTTGATCGTACTGGCCTGCCGATTTTCGCGAACAGCCTGAAGAACGTAGGCGGTGCGATTGGTGGTGTGGGTAGCGCGGTTGCTTCAAGTACCCGGAAGTTGCTTGGGCTTGGGGCAACGTTGGGCATTACCGGCGCCGCGCTGAACATGTTTTTTCAGGGCTTCGCTGATGCAACCGGCGCAATTGGTGACACTGCCGAGCGGACCGGCATCAGTCGCGAGCGCTTCCAGGAGCTGAGCTTTGCAGCGAAGCTCAGCGGTTCGTCTGCGGAAACGCTGGGTGGCGCGTTGCAGAAGATGCAAATCAATATCGGCGCAGCTACGGCGGGCTCGAAAGAGCTGACGCAAATGTTCAAAGGCCTGGGTATCAACATCAAGGACACGTCCGGCAATCTGAAAAGCTCGGATGCCCTATTTGATACCTTCGTTGATCGAATCTCGAAAATCAAAGATCCATCCCTGCAGGCTCAGGCTGCAGTGAAGATTTTCGGCAAGAGTGCAACCGAGTTGCTTCCTCTGATCCGTGGCGGTAGTGCGGGTCTTAAAGAAATGTCTGACGAGGCCAGGCGCCTCGGCATTGTCATTTCAGATGACGCCGTCCGGGAGGGCGAAGCCTTCGGCGATACGCTCGACACTATCCATGCGGCGTTAAGTGGAGTAGGCAACGCAATCGGCAGCGCTCTGGTACCGCAGTTGAACAAGCTCGGCAACCAGCTTATCGAGACCATCGTCAAGTACCGGCCGCAGATTGAAGCGTTCGCCACTGCATTCGCTGAGAACCTGCCGGGAAATATCGAGAAGGTCACGACCTTCCTGGGTGATCTGTACGATGGTGTACAGCCGGTGATCCAGATATTCAGTTCGCTTTCCGACACCTTCGGCACGGCCAACCTGATATTCACGGCGCTCGGGTTGTATATCGGCGGCGGCTTCCTGATGGCGGTGCTGAACCTGGCGCTGGCCCTGAAGGGGCTTGGGGTGGCCATCACCCTCACTCCAGTCGGATGGTTCCTGGCGGCGATCGTGGCCATCGGTGCCGCGGCCTACGTCATCTACAAAAACTGGGACAACATCGTCGGGTTCTTTGAAGAGAAATGGGCAGGGGTCAAGGCTGCATTCAGTGATGGGATCATCAACGGGATATGGAAGCTGTGGAAGGAATACAACCCCGTCACGTTGATGATGGAAGGCTTCAACGGCCTGATTAAGTACCTGACTGGCTGGGATCTCGGCGCGATCCTCGGTAGCAAAATTTCCGAGGCCGTCGCTGCGATCAAGAACGGCCTACCCGATTGGGCCAAGAAGTTGCTCGGCATTGATGGTGCCAGTGTCAGCGGTGGTGCCGAGGGTGGTTCGTCAGCGGCCGCCACCGGTGGGGCCGATACAGACCTGGGTCGCCGGGCTGCGCAAATTGGCAGGGATGCTGTTCAGCAGTTGGCCCCGCCAGAGCAGGCGGTACGGGTGCAAGTTGACCTCAACAACGTTCCAGCAGGGTCCAAGGTGAAAACCGAGGGCAGCCAGGGAGCGACATTTGATACCGACATCGGTTACTCGATGATGGCCCCGTAACCGGAGTTCCCTATGGCTTGGCGAGACAACTACCGCGCCGCGACCTTTCGCGGCGTGGGCTTTTTCGTGGCTACGGCAGACAGCAGTCACGGCCGGCGCCAGGCAGTTCACGAGACGGCGCAGCGGGATGTTCCCTATACCGAAGACCTGGGTCGAAAGTCTCGGGAGTTCGGTATCACCGGGTACCTGCTGGGCAAGGAATACGATGTCGCCCGTGAAGAGCTGATCAAGGTCTGCGAACAAGCGGGCCCTGGCGTTTTGGTTCACCCGTACCGCGGTGAGCTGACAGTTGTCTGCCGAGGACTCACCGTTAGCGAGTCTTCCGACGAGGGCGGCAAATGCACGCTCTCCATGACGTTCCTCGAGGCGGGCGAAGCGTCTTACCCGTCGGCCAAGGTCGACAGCGTAAACGCGATCAGCGCCAAGGCTGGCGAGGTCACTGAGGCTGGCAAAGAAAACTTTGTTGCTGACTTCCTCACGAAGGGTTACCCGTCTTTCGTGGCTGAGGCGGCGACCACACAAATTAAGGGCCTCAGCGATTTTCTAAGCTCGCCTGAGTTCATTGTTTCAAGCGACATACAGGCAGTGTCCGACTACTACGACAAGGTCAAAGGCATCGGGTCTGAAGCGTTCAATCTGATCCAGGCGCCATTCGAGTTTGCCGGCCAGGTGGTCGACGCGATCAGCAGCATCCGCTCAGCCTTCGGCGGCAGCGCTTTCGGGATGCTGATGAGCCTGTACAACCAGTATTTCCCAAGCGCCGAAGATACACCCTCGGCGGGCACCCCAAGCCGGCAGCAGGTCGTGAAAAATACAAGTGCCGTTTCCGCTCTGGTGCGGCAGGCAGCCATTTCCGAAGCGGCATTAGCGGCTGTCGTCACGCAGACGACAGAGGACGTTTCTAATGGCGGTACGAAAACCACATCCGAGCCAACAAAATACGACAGCTACGAAGCGGCCATTGCGGTGCGCACTGAACTTGCCGATCGGCTGGACGAGGAGGGCGAGACGACCAGTAGCGACTTGGTCTATGTCGCGGTGACAGATCTCAGGACGGTAGTAGTACAGGCCGTTCCGGATCCCGAGCAGGATTTGCCAAGGCTGGCGACATTCTCACCGAGGCAGACGCTGCCTTCCTTGCTCGTCGCTTATCAGCTCTACGGCGACGCCAGCAGGGCTGAAGACATCGTGTTGCGCAACGATCCGCGCCGCCCCGGCTTTCTGATTGGCGGGCAACCGCTTGAGGTTCTGGCAAATGGATGACCTTGAGCTGCTGGTCAATGGGATGAATTACGCCGGATGGACGCAGGTCGGGGTAACTCGGGCGGTTGATGCTTCCTCGGGAGCTTTCACTGTCACCCTCTCCGAGCGGTGGGAAGGGCAAGAGGGTCGGGGTGCTCAAGTCGAACCCTGGCCGATCCTCCCGGGCGACAAGTGTGAGGTTCGTCTTGGCGGGATCACGATGGTGATCGGCTATGTCGACATCTTCAAGCCTTCGTTCAGCGCCCATGACCACACCATCAATATTCAAGGGCGAGACCGAACGTCGGACCTCATTGATTGTAGTGCCGTGCACACCCCTGACGAGTGGAAAAACATCGACCTGCTGCGCTTTGCCCAGGTCCTGGCGAAGCCATTCGGCGTGGGGGTTTCGGCTGATGTATCGGTGGGGGAGCCATTCTCTGTGTGCAAGCTGCAGCAGGGCGAAACGGCTTTCGAGGCGATCGCGCGCTACGCCAAGCAGAGACGCCTGTTGCTGACGCCGGATGGCGCCGGCGGCTTGCTTATCACCCGCGCGGGCAACAAGCGCGCATCCGTCGGGCTGGTGCAGGGGGAAAACATCCTCAGCGCATCAGGCAGCATCGACCATAGCCAGCGGTTCCGTAATTACCTGGTAAAGGGGCAGGCCGCTTACAACCCCTACAGCGAGGGCGGAACCGAGGCGCACATCGAGGGTGGCGCCAGTGACAGTGGGATCAGGCGTTATCGGCCCATGCTGATTGTTGCTGAGTCTGGAGGATCGAATGCCAGCGCCCAGGAGCGAGCCACGTGGGAGGCCAACAGCCGGCTGGGAAAATCGGCGTCAGCGTCCATCACCGTCCAAGGCTGGCGCCAAACACCAGGAGGCCCTCTATGGGAGCCTGGAATGTTGGTTCAGGTTAAGTCGCCATGGTTGCGCATGGACGGCCAAATGATTATCCGCCAGGCCACCTACGAACGGGGCGAGGGCGGCACCACAACAAAACTCGACATCGTGAGCCCGCAGGCCTTTTCGCCAGAACCACCAGACTCAAAAAAAGGGAAGAGTGGCAAGAAGGGTGGGCGGAACATTTGGGCGGAAGCCATCGGGGAAGAGGACAAGAAAGATGGGTAACCCAATTCGCGATCTCAGCAACCGCGTGATGATGATGTTTGCCCGCGGTGTTGTGCGCGGGGTAACCGATTCGAACGGCCGACAGCAGTTGCAGGTGGAGCTGCTCAAGGACGAGCTTCGTGATGACGTCGAGCATATGCAGAACTATGGCTTCACCAGCCACGCAACCGGCGGTGACGTGGCAGTCGCCTTCATTGCCGGTAATCGAGAGCAGGGCATCGTTCTGGCTGTTGATGACCGCCGCTATCGGATCACCTTGAACGCCGGTGAGGTTGCCATGTATGACGACCTGGGAAACAAGGTCGAATTGCTGCGCGACATGGTGAAGGTCACGGCCGTTCAGCATGCGGAGGTACAGGCCCCGACAATCAAGTTGATCGGTGAGATTGAGTTGGTCGGCAACGTGAAAATTCAAGGGAACATTGATTCCACAGGGATGATCACGAACAACGGCAAGCGCGTCGACAGCACGCACACGCATGCCAGCGGCGGCGCAGGAGTACCCAACTGATGGCCGATGCCGCAATGGTGATGACCGAGTTCGGCGGAGACCTGGTGCTTTTCGGTTTCGACCTTGAGCGCGATGACGGATTGGAGACGGCTGTGATCATCAGCCTATTCACCGACCGCCGGGCCAGTGCAGAGCAGATCCCCCCAGATTACGAGCAGGACGACCTGCGCGGTTACTGGGGCGACGTCAACAACGCTTCCGCAACCGACCAAACGGGTTCCCTGCTTTGGTTACTGGCGCGAGAAAAACAACTGCCGCAAACGCTGAGCCGCGCTGAACAATATTGCCGCGAGGCCTTGGCCTGGATGATTGACGACGTGGTGGCCACACGGATTGAGGTCACTGCTTCGTACTACTCGCAAGGCGTGATGCTGCTGGAAATCGGTATCTACCGGCCCGACGGCTCCGTCGTGCGCTATCGATACAACTATGAATGGTCGGCCCAGGCCGGCAAGAGGGCGGCCTGATGCCATTTGTTCGACCAACATTACCGGAACTCATTGACCGGGTTACTACCGACATTAGCGGCCGAGTCACGGGCGTTCAAAGCGCCGTGCTTCGCCGATCGCTACTCGGCATCATCGGCAGGTCCGAAGCCGGCGCTGTGCACATGCTCTACGGCTTCCTTGAATGGTCCGCCAAGCAAGCAATCATCGACACTGCTGAGAAGGAATACCTCGAGCGGTGGGCGGCGATCTGGAAGGTGTTCCGCAAGGCTGCGGATTACTCGACTGGGCCCGCGTTGTTGCTTGGTGCGGTTGGCTCAACGGTGCCGGCCGGAACGATTCTTCAGCGACAAGACGGCGTGCAGTACCGAGTCTTGGCTGATGGGGTTTTCACCGGCGCCACGCTGCAGCCTGAGATTGTGGCGGTTGATGCTGGCGCCAATGGTGATGCGCCGGCGGGCACCCCGCTGTTTCTTGTATCGCCCGTGGCTGGGGTGCAATCAACTGGCTCGGCAGCCGCAGATATTGACGGTGGGCTTGATGTTGAGACCGACCCGCAGTTGCTCAATCGCCTGCTTAAGAGAATTCGGCAGCCGCCTCACGGTGGAGCCTCTTCAGATTATGAGCTTTGGGCGCTCGAAGTGGCTGGCGTTACCCGGGTTTGGGTTTATCCGCTCCAGATGGGCGCGGGCACTGTGACGGTGCTGTTCGTCTGTGACGGAGAGTCGAACATCATTCCGGATGCCGCCAAGGTAGCAGAGGTGCAGTCCTACATTAACGAGCGCGCACCCGTAACAGCTGAAGTGTTTGTTGCTGCGCCGGTTCCGGATCCGTTGGACATGGCAGTGAAGCTTTCCCCTAACACCGCTGCCGTCCAGGCAGCAGTACGAGCCGAGGTTGCCGACCTTATTGTTCGAGACGCGAAGCCTGGCAGCCCGACGCTGATAAGCCGGTTGCGCGAGGCGGTCTCCATCGCTGCTGGTGAATCCGATAACGCCATCACGTCCCCGACGGCAGACGTCGCTCACGCAACGGGGCATATGGCGGTGCCGGGCACCATTACTTTCTCCAGCTTCACATAAGGAGGCGCAATGCCAACAGCTGCCGACTACCTGGAGCAGCTGAAAACGCTGCTCCCTCCAGGGCAGGCCTTCCCACGGGAGGCCGGCACTACGCTGCATGACTTGCTCGACGGGATGTCCATTGAGTTGGCGCGCGTCGATGGCCGTGGTGAGGCGCTACCCGCCGAGGCCAACCCTGTCAGCACAAATGAGCTACTCAGTGATTGGGAGCGCGTAGCAGGGCTGCCTGACAAATGCTCTGGTGTCCTTGAAGAGACACTGCAAGGCCGTCGAAGTGCACTACTTACAAAACTCACCAGCACCGGCGGCCAGTCCGCCTCCTACTTCATTGAGCTGGCTGGGTCCCTTGGCTACGAAGTGACCATTGAGCAGTTCAGACCCTTCAGGGTGGGAATGTCCCGAGTTGGCGATTCGCTTACGAATGGCGACTGGGTGTTCACCTGGCTGATACGAGCCCCCGAAGTTTCGGTGACAAGTTTTCGTGTCGGCCTCTCTGCCGTTGGCGAGAGGTTGCGCACATGGGGTAACGACACTCTCGAATGCAAAATTAATCAGCTGAAACCAGCTCACACCATTGCGCTCTTCGCGTACGGAGATTGAAGCATGCACAGAATTGACGGGCCTGGGGCCACAGTCGATAACAAGTTTACTGAAGGTGATCCGGTTGGCGGTGTGCAGGCCACGGTGGTTACTGATGACTTCATGAACGACGTTCAAGAAGAGCTCATAAGTATCCTGGCCGCAGCCGGCGTTACGCCGGTAAAGGGTACACAAAACCAGGTTTTGAATTCGATTGCGAAGCTACTGCAATCGCAGAAGCTTATTGCCTTTCCAACCGCTGGTACGGCGACTGCGCTCACACTTACCCCTAGCCCTGCGATCGATGCTTATGCGGCCGATCTACGGTTTCGCGTCAAATTCAATATTGCGAGCGGATTGAACCCAACTCTTAATGTTTCTGCTAAAGGGGCGAAATCCCTCAAGCAGTACGATTCTGCTGGCGCCAAAGTGGCGGCCGTTTTTGCCGCAAATCAACTATCTGAAATTGAATACGACGGCGTAGATTTTATTGTTGTTGATCAGCTACCTGTGGTCGCCGCCAATCTTTCAGGAATTAAAGGAGCAAGTAAAAATCTTGCTTTGTCAGCAAGCGGAACCGCTGCAACCGTATCCATTACGGCGGACGAATTGGTGCTGGGACACAGCTCTGATGGAACATATGTAACGATAAAAAATATTAACCTTTCAGCAACTACTGCGGCCGGCGGTTTGGATGCTGGAGTGTCAGCTATAAACACGTGGTATGCCGTTTGGATTATCTATAACCCAACTACTGGTGCAAAGGCAGCCTCTCTTTCTCTTAGCGCTACCGGGCCAGCATTGCCTACCGGGTTCACTTATAGCGCGCGAGTTGGTTGGGCTCGAACGGATGGAACCGCGAATAAATATCCGCTGAGTTTTGTGCAGGCTGGGCGCCGCGTGACTTACAAGGTCGCTGCGGGATCCAACGTTCCGGCCATGCCTGTGCTTGCGGCTGGTGCTATTGGCAACGTAGTAACGCCTGTGTGGGCGGCAGCCAGCGTTTCAGGCCTTGTACCTCCTACCGCCGGTAGTATTGTTCCGTTGCTAAACACCACAGGTGGATATAAACAAATGGTTGCGCCCAACAATGCTTATGGAGGTTTTTCTAGCACAACAAACCCCGCACCATTGATAAGCAGTGCTGGGACATCTGCCGCTTATTTAACACTGTCGTACCCTATGCTTTTGGAAAGCACAAATATTTTTGTGGCGTCTGAAGGGAATAATGTATTTTGCGCTGGCTGGGAGGACAATTTATGAGTTGGGCAGTTCGCAAAGACATATATGGCTGGAGACCAGTGTCCGACAAGAAAGAAATTGAAAATTTTGAATACTTCTTACCAACGGAAGATGGACCTCCACCTGATCCCTTGCCTGTTCCTGAAACTGCCGATCAATTGATGGATCGCGTAACAAGAGAAATCGATTCTCTTTTGACTGCGGCAGCTCTACGAATAGCACCGCTACAGGATGCTGTAGACATTGGTGATGCGAGCGACAAGGATATTGCGGATTTGAAAGCCTGGAAACAATATCGCGTAGCACTTAGTCGGGTGCCAGGTCAGCCAGGTTTTCCTGAAGTCATCAACTGGCCGTCAGAACCACAAGGTGCTCTGTAGCTGGTCGTTGTTAGTGGAAGGGGGCCTTCCTGACAATGCAGGTCATAGCGTGTACGCGAGCTTTGTGACTGTGAAGCTCTAGGTGCCCGCGCCATAGGTCTTGCCTGAGACAACCATAACTGCCGGAGCAATCTCCGGCTTTTTTTCGCCTGGAGAAAACCATGCCGATCACCGAGCAGCAGTTGCTGCAGATCCTCCCGAACGCCGGCCGCAATGCCGGCGTTTTTGTTCCTGCACTGAATACGGCCATGGCTAAATACGGCATCGTCAATCGCCTGCGCATTGCTGCGTTCATTGCCCAGGTAGGTCACGAGTCTGGGCAGTTGCGCTACGTGCGCGAGATCTGGGGCCCCACCGCGCAACAGGCCGGCTACGAAGGGCGCGCCGATCTGGGCAATACGGTGAAGGGGGATGGCTCCAAGTACCGTGGCCGGGGCCTTATCCAGATCACCGGCCGGGCGAACCATGCCGCGTGTGGGGAGGCGCTGGGTCTGGACCTAGTCAATCAACCCACGCTGCTGGAGCAACCGCAGTACGCCGCCATGTCGGCGGCCTGGTTCTGGTCTAGCCGTGGGTTGAACACGCTGGCGGATCAGGGGCAATTCGTGAAGATCACCCGGCGCATCAATGGTGGACTTACCGGCCAGGACGACCGCCAGGCGCTGTACGACAAGGCTCTCAAGGTTCTACCGTGAGAATTATTGGCGTGGGGCGTTGAGGCGGGATGCGGCAAAAAAGCAACCCGCGTATGGGCGGACCTTCACCCGCTACTTGCCTTTCGGCGGCGCGTTTCCTCGTCCGCCACCAGAAGGATTACCAGTAGTGCTTGGCAGATTAGGTATGGCTGGTGCTTTCGGCGCACCTCCTGCACCACCACCACCTTTGCCAGATGATCCCGAACTGCTCTTACCGCCTGCCGACTTGGACATGACTATCTCCTGATTACGACTCAGTGGGACTGCAGGGAGACTCTAGTCCAACTGGTGGAATGCACTCGAAAATTGAAGGCGACCCTCTGGATATGCCTTAGAGGCTTGGCTGACACTCAGTCAATTTTTAGCATCTGTGCGAGCAGCGGATCATTCGATCCCAGGATTGCGGCCTGTACATCCACGAAATACATCCCTCCTGTTATCTCGCCGATGATCTCGCCTTCTTCAATACATTTCTTCAACTGCTGCAGACTTGGTTTATTACCGATGCATCGCAGCTTTCGATATTCGCCGACTTCCATGAGCCTCGGTAGTTTTACGGTTATTTGGGACACGATTTTCATAATTCGAGCCTACGTCGAGCTGCCTCAACTCTTTCTATGAGAGTACCGCCGGTAGTTCTTCTCGCAAGCTTCTCGTGTTCCAAGTACTGCGAATTCGCTTCCACGTAGTAATTACGCCCGTGCTTAATAGGTTTAGGTGTAATGCGGCCTTCGCGGGCCCACTTGCGCAGGGTATTCGGGCTAGGCGGCGTTTTAAAGTGGTCAGCAGCCCATTCTGAGAGAGTCAATTTGGTCATGAATTCACCTGCTACTAGGCTAATATCGGCCGCTATTTTAGTCGGAGCTCAGGGCTTTTCTTCTGAGTCGTCTGACCTCCCAGGCGACTGATTACGACTCGGCGCAGCACTTTTGGCATGCCGTCACCTCCCACGACAAATCCGAATTGTTGCGCCTGTAACCATCTGATTTGCGCGCTCGGCTTTCGATACCCAGTGAACTCTGCGACTTCCTCTTTGTTAAAAAACATAATCTACCTCGTCAATCATTTCCAGCTGAGCCTCTTTCGAGATGTCAGCAGATTTTTTTGAAAAGAAGTTCAGACGAGCACCATTATGGGCTTTGCATTGGTCGTCCATGCGTTCCGCTTGCGTCTTAGGTTGGTCGCGTTCGGGTTTGGTGTGTCCGCAACAGGTGCATAAGCGGGCCAGTGAGCATCTAAAAACGCGTCAAATCTTTTTATGCTATACAGGATTGATCCGTCGACTTTTGACCATACGCCCTCTGGCAATACACCTCTGGCTCGCTTCCCTTGTAAGGCCCGCGTGGTTGTACCCAAGATATCGGCCATCACAGACTCAGACACCTTGTCCCAGTTTTCTTTCATATCGTTTAGCCCACAGAGCGGCGCTTCTATCGCGCTATCCCGTGAGTTTCCGCTATGGATTTTCTCTAGCAGCGATTGCTTTGGAATTTTTGGGTGGCCGTCACCACCAAGAATAAACGCTATGGAATTAGTTCGGAGCCAACGTGCTTGAATTGCCGGCCGTTCGTGGCCAGTTAGATCAACCACTTCGTCTTTGGTCAGAAACATCTTCATCCTCTTTTGATCTTCTACGTAAGGGTTATGCCTGCCCAGACCGTTTAATACGAGCCAGGCCCTGTTTGATATGCCCTGCATTCTCACCGATCGTGTGCAGGGCGCCGCGTACGTTTTCGCCCACCTCAGCGCCACCTTGGCTTTCGACAAGCAGCGTCAACTCCATCAGTGCAGCCTCAAGGGCGAGTTGGTTCTCGTAGATGCGTTCGAGCGTGTCAGGGAGGGAGTATGCGGGGGAGGGCATCGCTTGGTCTCCAGTAGAGGGAATGGAAAGCATAGCCGCGGGCAAAAAAATGGCCCGCTTATGTGCGGGCCTAAAGGGAATTCTTCAAAGGAGTAGGGGAAGTTTGGACCCGGTCCTGTCAATACCAGGTGAAAAGGATGTCTCAAAAGCAGAAAAGCCCGCGATGGGGAGTGCGGGCTGAACGGTTTTCACTAGGAGCAGAGGTAATAATAGGAACTCGACTGTGAAAGGGGCGCGAAGCAGTGGCCTCTAAGTAGTGCACGTCATTTCCGGAAAATTATCTGTTGCCGGTATCCGCCCTCGTTGATCGGTAACGGGTACCTGCTCTCATCTATCAGTGAGTGCAATCGCTTTGAGTGGGTAGATTGACTAAAAAGTACCTGGCACTCAGCTGTATCAAAAAATTGTCTGAGGAGTGGTATCGACAAGTTGAGCTGGGTCTTGTCAATTCTCAGCGAGGCGGTAATTAAATCAAGCTGGTCGGTCAGATCTCGGTACAGGTCTATGACCAGTAGGCTCTCGCTCACGGCAGACGAATAGACATGAACGTCACCAGCACCAATAGACGTGTCTTCGAAGTAGTGGTCGTACAGTTTTGCAATGTCTAGCTCGATTCCAGAGGCGATCAAAGCGGCTTCTAAATCCGCATTGGGTGAGTGCTCGTCCCCTACCCATGAAACTAAATCGGACATTGATACGCAGATGTCGAACTCATTGGCATAGACGATGGAAGGCATTGGTGGCTGGCCCAGATGATGAATTTGACGGTTACGCCGGAGGCAAGGATCCCGACGCTGAGGATCGGTGAAAGGTCGGTATCAGTATGTAGTCGCGATCGCCTGGGCCAGTTGCTGGTCAGTCATCAGCGGTGGTGCGTAGGTCGTGTGATAAAAGCGTACTGCCTGTTCAAATTGGGCGCCGCGGATCTCACCTTTCGAGCCGATGAACGTAAGGGCGTCAGCCTTTGCAGGCTTGAAGTTATTTGAGGCCAGCATGGTAAGTCCGGTAGTTCCCGCAACGGTGTAGGTTGGAGCCATTAGCACTGACAGCATCGAGTTATTGTAGGAGTCATCGGACCCCTCTGAAGCATGAGCATTGATCGATACCATAAGGGCTGCAGCTACAATCTTCCATGAGTCCATTCTTCGATGCTTCCATTGCGATCTGAGGGCGCCACAATAGCAGAGCAGGGCGCTTGCCAGATACAAGAAGCCCGGCGCTGGGCTGGGCATTTTGTTTAACGCGGCATCAGGCGTGAATGAATTTTGCCGCCGTGAATGCTATTACCGCCAAGGCGATGGCTGTGCTGATGAACCACTTCGTTTGAGAAGTAAAACCTTCCGCAATCGCCGTTTTCAGGTCGGCGATGTCTGTTTTAGTGGCTGCGGACTTCTCGAGGCCTTCAAGCTTAGTCTCGACGCGCACGAGCTTCTCCCGAATATCTTGGGATACTTTCTCCAGTGCTGCTACACGAGCTTCCATTGGGTCCCCTCCTGGTGGGTTTCCACCAGTATTGTTCGGTCCGCGCGGTTTGTCACTAGGGGAAGGGAACTGCCTGATGTTGTCCGTCATTCAGTTGCGTCCTTGGATTTCCCAAAAAAATGGTCCCATACGATTCCTGCCTCTAAGAAGCGTGTGTTTGCGCAGTCTTGGCAGCTTACGAAGAAAAACCAGCTGGATGTATCTGGGCTCCTGACATTTGTGGTGCTTGTTATTGTAGGCAGGCCGGCATCTTGTGCAAGGTGCCATGTAGTCGAGCCGCAAGCCTCGCAGGCCCTGCTTAGTTCTTTATTTTCAACGAAGTCAAAAAGCTGCTCTGAGGTAAGAGAAAGGACCTGCTCCCCTAGAGTTTGGCGTCGGATTAAAACATCATCGGCATCGCTCATCTACATCTCCATCCAGTACTTTTCACAGCATTCTTTCGCATCAAACCATGCGCTTACTCAGGCTTGGCTCGCATCAACCGACCGACCTTAACCTCTTCCGCATACCCCGCCATCTTGTCCTCGGCATCTTGGAAACCGGCCATAATCGTCAGCAGTTCCCGTGCATCAGCCTCAAACCCAGCTTCAGACAACCGCACTGCCATCTTCATCAGATCGACGCCCGACCACTTGAGCAGGGCTGCAGCCTCTCAGGTCGCGGCGCAGCTGCTGGTTGGGTTTGGCGAGGGTCATGAGGCTTCCGTAAAGTCAGATGGCTATCTATGAGTATGAGCAGAAGCATGGGGTGAACTCAAGGTTACGGATGCTCTAATAATTATCGCCATCACCGATGCAGGCAACCAAGGGCTGATTGCGCTGTGGGCGTGCCAAGGGTTGCCAGGGACGCTTCAACATAGGGATTGGTGTTCTTCGGCAGGACGCCAGGGAGTGGGGGTTAGCAAGCTGGTTTGACTGTCAAATGCCCAAACATTTCCATGTATTCATTGGGGCCATCAAGGTCGGAAGCATTAAAATCACGTGACCAATGAGCGAGCCAGTTTTCAAGGTCTTCAGCGTCGTAGTCGTGAGTTGCGACGCCAACCATCATGTCGACAAATTCGTCGCTGGGTGCGGTTAGCTCGTAACCATTCAGGAGGAGAAAAATATACCCGGCAGCTGCTGCAGTTCGCTTATTTGCGTTTGCAAAGCAGTGGTTTTTGACGAGACTTTCCATGAGGACAGCGGCAAGACAGAACATATCGTTTGTCTGTGCGTAGTACCTATGAGTCGCAGGTCTTGCCTGGGAGGAGTGAAGAAGCTCTTCACTGAGGACACCCAACGGCTCCGTTGGGGTTTGCGCTAAAATTAGGCGTTTGTTGATCCATTTGAGAGCGTCTGGAGTGAGATAGCGAATCCCCTCCAGATGCTCGCTTAGCGCAGACGGATCCAGGGTCGACACAAATTAGACCTTCGCCAGAGCCTCAAACGCCTTTTCATAACGATGGAAAGCTGTGCAGAAGGCCTTTTCGATTTGAGCCTGGTATACGCCTTCAGCCGAACGTGGTTCCGCCACGCGCGATTTGTCACGCTGCGGGATGTAGATGCGGTCGGTTTTTTTCAGTGCGTGTCCCACGGTTTTCTCCTCGTCCCGGCGGTGCCGGGGAATGCCATAACTGGTCTAGAAATGGTCTTCATGCTCCGTAAAACGTAATTTACGGTCCACTTAAAGTGGAGGGCGATTCTTCATATGTCAACGCATGAAGTCAATGAAAAATAACTATCGCAAAGCCCGTTCGTCATTTGATCGCCCTTCACACGGTGTGTATCGGCCGATATCTCGGTATCTGAATGTCTTGCTCAGACCATTCATAGCTTCAGACAACAATCCGGACCATCAGTTCGTGAAATTGACTTGTCGATCAGATTCTGGTCAAGAGTCGTCAGTTTGTGCTGTCTAAAACTACCTCGGCTTACCCTTGGTTCATTGGTCGAAACAGGGGCTATCTCGCTGACCAGTTTTAGACAGTGAATCCATGCAGGCCTCGTGCTTCGTGGTCTGCGCACATCTCCAGCCCATACTGCTGCATCATCGGGGTGTGGGAAGACAGATCGGACGTGTTTTTACTCATTGGATAATAGGCAAATTCGTTGAAAGGAGTGGGGCAAAGGTGGGGCACTTGGCCCTGCTGATTTTGCAATGGCCGCAAGGTTAACACGCGCGGTCGGCCCTTCGCAGGTCGCAAACGGATAGGTAAAACGCAAAGGGGGCGACGCATTTACTTAAATGCGCGAGGTTTATTGCACGCAAGCAACGCTGTTGGCGCGCAACGGAGAAAGCCTTCTTCTCAGTACGCTGACACGATTGCCTTGGCCAGTTGCATGTCGGACATAAGAGGCGCGGCGTAGGTCGAGCGATAGTACCGAGATGCCTGTTCAAACTCAGCACCGCGGATCTCTCCGTCCGAACCGATAAAAGCAAGGGCATCGGTTTTGGAGGATGTGAAAAGCTTTGGCGCATCGGTCGTGAGAGAGGTAGTCCCCGCAACCAGGATGGTTGGCAAGAACGTCGAATACATCAGCGCTTTATCGAAAGGGTTGGCATTTTCAGCGGCCACTGCTGGGGCGCCGATCAATACCATGACAGCGATTGCCAGAGTCTTCCATGAGTCCATTCTTCGAAGCTTCCATTTCTATAAGAGGGGCGCACGATAGCAGAGCTGGTCACTTTGCAGATATAAGGCGCCGTCGACACTGGGGCGGGTTGCTGTGCTTGACGGGGTGGTCTTTAGCTCTCGACTCATCAGTTCGCCCCATAGAAATGGTTCAGCACTATCAATTCAATCACCGCGACGAAACAGCACAGAACAATGAATCCGGGGCTGAAAACCCGCTTGCGATTAGAGCCCCCGTCGCCCAGCGAGCTTAAGTCTGCGCCGTCGGAAATCAACATTAGGAGCGCCAGCACGGCGTATATCCACGCCTTGCCCCAGAAGCTCTGATTTCTCCATTCGGTCATTCGTGGTCTTCCGCATACCGCTTTAAATTGAGGTGAATGGGCGTTGGCGGCAAGGTTAGCACGCAAGGTTGGGGGCTTCGCAGGTCCTAAACGGATAGGCAGAAACTAAAAGTGGGGGCGACCTTTTTTGTCCTTTAGCCCATCCTTGGTCAACGCTTCATTGCGTTGCACTGAGTGCGCAAATCGCTATTGCTGATGTTTTCGCAGCTGGCGCCACTTTGCTGGGCGTTGCAGTACGCTCGTTGGTCAGAGTGCAACTTGCCGCAAAGGTGTACCCACTGAACATCAACAAAATGGTAAGCACGAGTTTCATTACTTTCTTCCTTGGCTTGCCAGGAATCAGCCTGGCGCTGTTTGAGCACATTGCATCAAGTACCGCGGTGCTCATGTCAAATTGACATTATTTTGCCCGGGAGTTCCGCTGATGTGCATGGAATATGCAAATTAGCATTTGCCAACCCCAAAAACTCCCGTCACTATCGCCGTTATGCAAAAACGCAACGTTTCTATTGTCTTAAGAGAGCTGTTGGACCGCGACCGGATCTCCCCCACGGAGCTTCACCGGCGTACTGGCGTGCCTCAATCCACATTGTCCCGGATCCTCAGCGGCAAGATCGTTGATCCTTCGGATAAACACATCTCGCGCATCGCCGAGTACTTCCGCATCAGCACCGACCAGCTGCGCGGACGCGCGGCGGTGGGCGCTTTGCGCGATGAAGGGCGCGACCCGATGCATTCGGAACTCAAGGATATAAGCCTGTGGGATGACGACACCCCCGTTAATGATGACGAGGTGTCGATCCCCTTTCTGCGCGAGGTTGAATTGGCTGCTGGATCAGGGAGATTCGTCATCGAGGAAAGCGAGAAGGCCAGCCTGCGTTTTGGAAAACGCAGTCTGCGACACAACGGTGTGCAGTTCGACCAGGCCAAGTGTGTGACGGTGCGCGGCAACAGTATGCTGCCGGTACTGCGCGACGGCGCGACGGTAGGAGTGAATGCGGGTAAAAGTGGCATTGGCGACATCGTCGATGGCGACTTGTATGCCATCAACCACAATGGCCAACTGCGGGTGAAACAGCTCTATCGCCTGCCTTCCGGTATTCGCCTGCGCAGTTTCAATCGCGATGAACACCCGGATGAGGACTACAGCTTCCAGGATATTCAGGATGAGCAGATCAGCATCCTTGGTCATGTATTCTGGTGGGGTATGTACGCCCGTTAACCTCCTTGCGTAAGAGAAAGCCCGCCATTGAGCGGGCTTTTTTTGGCCTGTGGAAAATCGCCAAACCCTTTGTCCATAACGCCTGAAATGCATCAGCGCATTAGTTGGATGAAAATAAATGCATTTACGCATTGACTGTATATGCATACATGCATATTCTTCATCTCAAGCCAGCCGATAAGGTCTGGTGGAGGCGGCAAGGATGCTGCCAAGGAAGACAAGGAAGGCACGCAACATCGGCAAGGACGCCATCCGAGCGATGGCAGGGACGCCAGGCAACACCGGCAAGGATGCCGACGCTCTTTAGTTTCACAGCTTTGCAAGAACAGGCAGCGATGAGCCGGCCTCAACGGTTCAGAGGGTTGGCAACTGACCCGGATGTGCAGCGTAAAGCATCGAAGCAGTTACCCGGCACACAGGGATCGTGGTCGGAAAAACAATGAGGAAAGATCCGTACCGCGCCAGTAGCGCCGAAAGATCGAATCTGGACCGCATTACTGAAAAGCCTGGGCAACCGGGCTTTTTGGAATGCCTACCTCTAAATGGAATTACCCAAAAGCCGGCCCATTGCCGGGATTGCTCAGCCAGGAGGCGTGACATGACAAACGAGCAGCAAGCGTTAGCGGAAATGCCTATCTG